GTCTACATCAATAACACTTGAACCACCCGAAACTTGTGTTATTATTTTTGTAATAGGATGAGCAGAAAATTCTCCATAAACATTTCCTCTAAGAGATATATCTGCAGAATATCCATAATCAGTTGAAAACTGATAAAAATCTTTTCCATCATCAGTTATTTTTTCAATATCAGCAATAGGAGCAAATGCTTTTGTTATTCCATAATTTGAATATGCATCTTGGAATAAAGTACAATTTAAAAGTTTGGAAGGATCCCCAGATAGAGATTCCACAACCATATTTTTACCAATTCTAAAATCTGCATCAGAAGGTCTAAAAAGGAACTCTCTTGGTCTTAATATTTCACAATGTTCTCCATATAAAGCCCCAAAAAGGATTCTAAATGATTCATCACTTCCTTTTGATTGATAAAAATCCCTAACTCTAGAAACAAAAAGTCTTTGATTTAAATCTTCATCTAATTGTCTATTTTCAAAACCAGGAGAATATAAACCTTTAACTTTAATCAAAAATCTAGCAAATAATAACGCACTTAAATTTACTATTTTTGTACCAACTACATGCCTTTGAATATTTGATTCTGCAAAAGTTAATTGATCACTATGAAGTGAATTATAAGCAGTTATTCCACTAAATCCTCTAATACACCCTTTGAAAGAATTACTTGTTTTTTCTTTATATAATATTATTTCATCATCTATTTTAATCAACCCATATCTTTCAGGAAATTGATAAGTACCAATAATCCCCTGAGATAAATCAAAAGATACAGGTATTTCTGTAGCACCCTGATTAATATTAGTCCTTAATTGAGTACTATCTGTATTCGTAGTTAAAGTAACTAGTTTAACATATTCATCTATATTTTGAAGAACGTCAGCAGAAGCAGTAGGAGCCTCCTGAGAAGTATAATACTGCTTTAAAAATGCTGCCAATAAGGGGAAATCATTTTGTACAAAAGAGGGAAGTTGAGCCTCAACTATACTTTGTATTTTAACTCTTTGTAGATCGGTTGATATCATTTTTTGTATATGTTAATCTTAGTAAGAATGTAAAAGTTAATATCCACCACCGCCTCCTCCAGTCATTCCACCGCCTCCAGTGCCTCCTCCAGTGCCTCCTCCAGTGCCTCCTGTAGTTGCTGTGGTGGTTGGTCCAGTAGAGTCCGCAACTTTTGCTGCTCTTAGGGTTGAAGTACGACCATCGGGAAAATAAGTAGTCTCAAGTATCTCAAATGTATTTGAAACTGTCACTGTATATGAACCATCATCATTTTGAACTGTATTAATAGTGGAGGTTACAGTTCCATCAGTATTACATCCAAAATGAGGTACACCACGAACTAAGAAATTATCACCATAGTTATCAGCAGGAGGTTCAGTATCACATGCAGCATTTACATCAATACCACTTCCATTTCCACTTCCATCATCTCCACTACCATTTCCTAATTGCAAATAAAGGTCATGTAATCCTTGTACATTATTAGAACAAGGAACTGCATCTATTTCAATCACAGGAAAATCAACATAAACATCAGTATCTACAATATTAAGAGGACTTAATTTAATTTCTCCATGCTCATAATCAATAGTACCTACATTTTGCTTTACAATGTCAGCTTGAGTTGGTGACATTAACCTAAACAAGAACATTGTTCCTTTTGAATGATCATCAGGATTTGGTTTGTCTGAAAGGTACATCATTCCTTGTATTCCTGAAACATGGAATCCAGTAGATCTAATATTATGACCATCGCAGTTTTTAACAAACATACAATTTCCAAAACATAATTCGTATTCCGCAAAACTATTTAACGCTACTCTCAGATCCCTTCTAATCCTTAAAGATGTAATATTAGAAGTAATAGATGGATCAGCACCGTCAATCATACATTGGAATTTACTAAAATTAAAGTTTGCTCCAAATTTACCTAAAGCACCACTCTTAAGATATTCTGCGATAGCATTCAGTATTGCATTTATGATATCATCAACAGATTTGCCTAAATTACAATCATAATATGCATTTATGTTTGGTTCTATATACAAATATTTTAAATCTGTCAATTCTAGGTCAATTCCTCCTACATTATACTTTCTAACTGTATTTTTAAGGTTTTCTTTAAGTGCATTTGACAAATAATTGCCATTTACAGGTTTTACGGCACAAAAAACCTTTCCAAATCGAGGAGGACTTAATTCTTCTCCTCCAAAACAAGAAATAGCTTCTGTTTCTGGAAAAACATTAGGAATTAATGCTTCATAATCATCTGCAGTAACTGCTCGATTCTGTGATCCATATACTCTAGGACCATATTGCTTGATTGATTCTATATCTTCAATAGGAGCACCTCCAGAAGACCCCGTATTCCTCCTACTTCCAGCACCTCCTCCAGCACCTCCTCCAGCACCTCCTTGGCCGCCTCCTGTGACGTTAAGTAGAGAAACACCAGAAGTTAATGCTAATCCTCCAGCTCTACCATCAGTTAAAGTTCCATTAAAAGTGAGAGCATTTACTCCATTTCCATCTGCTCCACTACATACCACATAAGAAACCTCAATATAACTAGGTGCTTCTAGTTTTTTACCAAAAATACCATCTCCAAAGATTAATTCATACCTTTCTCCCTCTATTTCTTGTATCCAATAGACAGGTGATTCACTATTTACCTCAAAAAGAGTCTGATTTGTTGTATAGTGCCCATGACAACTAGTTACAGCACCTGTTTGATGATAAATTCTACTAGTATTTGAGTTTTTAGAAGGTTTTACTGTAACTCGAATAGTAGTTGTATCAACTCCACTATTTGGAAGAATAAATCGTTGTTTTGGATCATAAGAATCTACTGTAAAATTAGTAGTAATTTGAGTTCCTTCAATAAGTTCAATATTACTGAATACTGCTCTATTATTATTAACTGGTCTTATAATATCGTCTAGAGATACAAAGGTATAACTTTCATTTGCAAATGCCGTTGTAGTTGCTACTATTCCTTTGCTTAATTTAATATTTTGAGGTTGTGAAGAATAATTAGCAGTATCTACGTAAAATGAAATATTAACTCTTGCTGCTCTTCGTGATCTAGGCAAATAACCAATATTTTGTATTAAAGAAACTACATTTTCCCGCAATGTAGCACTATCTAGGAACACCTCATTCGATACCATATTGGCATTGTAAGAGGTAATATACGTATTATAGGCAAGTATATCAATAATTGACGATAAATTAGATCCTTCAAAGTCATAATCCGTAAATTTGGAGTTGGCTCTGAGATAATCTTTTATTGATACCTTAATCTGGTCAAAATCCAGATTAGCAAAGTTAACTAATGGCATTTATCTTGTTGGTATTAGCACAAATGACAATTCTTGGGCGGGAAGATCAACCCCAATGATGTTATAAGTGATTGTTACATCCATATTATATGCATCGATGTCAGCATTAACGCTAACTCTTATCAATTTAACTCTTGGTTCATAATTTTCGATAACATTAATGATTTCTGTCCTTACAGACATCGCTGTAACGTCATCAACGTTCTCAAATAAGAGATTATTTACTTGTGATCCCAAATTTTCATTAAAAAATCGTTCTCCAGGAACGGTAAGAACCAAATTCCTAAGAGAACGAACAATAGCTGTCTCATTTTTAATCGCAATAAGGTCATTGGTTAACGGATTAACCTTAAAAGATGCACTAACATCCTTAAATGACTTACTTACACGTTGGACAGGCACTATTACTTAGCAAATATAACTTTATTTAGCACCTTATCCACTCACTTTTTATTTTCCTTGACCTCTCGTGCGTTTTTTTGCTTTATTTCGAGAGGAAGCGGCATATTTCGTGTGTTTTCCTCTTCCTTGACGAGTTTTTTTCGGTACGGTTTCTACAATTTCGCCTCCCAAAGCACTTCTCATCGGCATTTTAAGATTCCTCCACTTTTAGTTCATTTGGATCAAGTTTATTTTCGTAAAAATCAGCTGATAACTCATCTAAAATCCGAGCACACTCCTCAATACTCAGATTTTGATGAATTATTTGTCCCTGATGGACAATTTGATAGTTTTTACGAGACACGTTCGTTAGATAACACGAGTTTTTTCGTGACCAACACGTATTCTAGGGTCACACCAGATGTCATAACCTGCATCGATAGCATCTAAACAGAAACTAACGTCTTCTCCGCACATATCTTGTACTGCTCCAGACTCAAACTGTTGCATTTTAGGTGCGAACCAAGGATATGTCATCTTCTCATCTTCAAATACACCGTTCTTGATCATTACCCATCCAAAACCTGTGTAATCTACAGTGAATGGTTTGCGACGTTTGCTGATCGACTCCACTGTTTCGTGATTCATGACTCCACCGTTCTTACGGAAGTCATCTTCTTCTAACCAGTGTGCGACAGAAGTAGTTTGCCCATCCTCTGTAGCATACCAACCAGCAGCTATAGGACGTTCCTCTTCTTCAGCAGGTAATGCAAGGTCACATAATTGCCAGAACTTGTTAGTATCAAAGACAATATCCGAGTCAATCCATAACTGGTAGTCGTATTCTAGTTTACCATCCCAAGGTACTTGATTAGGACCACGAAGAACATTTGCACCTAATACTTTACAACGTGCAAAGTTTACCATAGATGAGTAATCTTGTGAGATCTGAATACTCATTCCATTCTGAACCATGTCA